CGCCCCTGAAAATTGTGTTCAATAGTCGGAAGTAAGATGCAGGGGTAGTACCAGCGACAGCAGGGTTCGTCTGATTCTTGCCGTAATACGACGCGAGATCATACATAGGTCGAAACACACCCGTATCAGCTGTGTAGGTATTATGAAAGAAAGCCTCCGGCTCATGCAGGATGGTGTCGGTACCCTGTTGAGTGGTAAAGGAATTGAAAAGGTGAGTTCCCTTAAAAGTAAAACACACCCTGCGCCACTGCCAAGGAGTGGCACCAGTTATGCTCACAGTAACATTCTCCGACAACCCCTTGTAGAAGGGTGAACCACTAGTCAGCAGAGACTGAGAAGCATCGTTACCGACGCCAACAGGTCGACGATACGTGGCCATCCAAGGAAGACAGTAGGTATATGCAGGAGTGCCAGCAGGAACTGGACGCCCTACACTAAGCACAGCCGGGCGAGGAGTTGATGGGATGGTTGGATCAAGAGTGGGATTGGTTACAGGAAGCATTACATCCCGTTTCTTGACAGATGTGGTGTCCAGGATCCTGCGGCTGGACATCTTTGAGGCCTTTTTGCGATAGGTTCGCTTCTTCACGCCGTAGCGTCGGCGGACGCCACCACGCTTCTTTTTGCCGTATCGGGAACTGCCACGTAAGCTGTGGCTCTTGGCGCGTGAGTAGGCCATTTTGTTTTTGTGGGGCGGACATTTGGAAAAGTCCGAAGTGCGAGGGGGGTGGGGTATTTATAGAAAAGGGAGGGAAGGGAAGGAAGGAGAGAAGACTATAATATTAATCAGTCTTCTCCCCCGTCACGTGCCAATGCCACGCGCCTTCAAGTTTTTCGGAAAACATGTCCTCCTTACCTATGCCCAATGTGGAACGCTCGATGCTTTGGTTGTTGAACAACATATTGGATCAACTGGTGGCAAATGTATCATCGGAAAAGAGTTGCATGCTGATGGGGGAATTCATCTCCATTGTTTCGTGCAATGGGAGTCTGAGTTCACAACAACGGACAAACGCCAATTCGATGTTGATGGATGCCACCCAAATCTTCGGAAAATGTATCGCACACCGAAGAAGGGATATGCTTACGCAATCAAAGATGGAGAGATTGTTGGAGGGACTCTCGAGGCCATCGACGTCATCGACAATGAGTCAGACTTATCGGGCCGAGATAGCGATAGCCGACGGAAATCGCCGTGGTTTGACATTATCATGGCAGAGTCTCGTGATGAGTTTTTTGAATCTTGCGCGAGGTTGGATCCAAGATCACTCTGCGTTGGATTTATGGGGCTCAGCAAATACGCTGACTGGAGGTATCGAGTGGACAGATCCCCTTACAGTACGCCCGGGGGAATATCTATTGAGGCGCACTCTGTACCAGCATTGTCTGACTGGGTACGAGAGAACTTGGGACCACGTGAAGGTTAGTGACGCTCCGCTGGCCTTGCCGGGGGCAACAGATAGGACCAAAGGGGTCTTGCCTCAAGTGGGAACTCGGCGCTCGTCCCTCGCTGTACCCTCGCCCCATCCGGCGCTTTCTTGGTTACTTGCTGACATATAATAGGCGGGGCTAGACGCATGAGCCTATGCCTATACGGAGAAACCCGTCTTGGCAAGACATTGTGGGCCCGCAGTTTAGGCAGCCACGCTTATTTCGGTGGCCTATTCTGCCTAGATGAGTCAGTTACGGATGTGGAATACGCCGTGTTTGATGATATGCAGGGGGGGTTAGAGTTTTTCCACGGCTACAAGTTTTGGTTAGGATGTCAGTCTCAATTCTACGCGACTGATAAGTACAAAGGTAAGAAATTGATTGATTGGGGGAGGCCTTCCATTTGGTTATCCAATGAAGACCCCCGTCACGATAAGAATGCAGATGTTGATTGGTTGAACGGAAATTGTATTTTCGTTAGGCTTATGGCCCCTATTTTTCGTGCCAATATAGAGTAGCTCTAGGATCGAATACAAGGTCACCTTCTTCTGCCTGAGACAGATAACGTGCCTGAAAGAAGTCTAAAACATAGTAATCGCCCATACCGGGCTTAGACTCCGTAGAACGCGAAGCGTAAGAAGTGGTGTTGCCCTCTTCCAATGAAGCGTATACTACCGTCTTGTTCATTGGGTGATAACGTTTGTGATTACGTTGAACACCTGCATCATTACCTGATGCAAGGGTAACAGTTTTGTCGTATTTGATATTAACTTCCGTAGTATCCGTCTTGGCGGTCATCACGTTGAGGTAATCCACATTCGTGACGTCAGTGGGACGCTGTTGGGCGGAGACGCCCCTGAAAATTGTGTTCAATAGTCGGAAGTAAGATGCAGGGGTAGTACCAGCGACAGCAGGGTTCGTCTGATTCTTGCCGTAATACGACGCGAGATCATACATAGGTCGAAACACACC